CGCAAATTGGCCCTGGCCGTTTCCGCGCTCAAGGTGGACATCACCTCTGGCGCACTGAGCCGGGCGAACCTGCTCGCAGTTCTGAAGTTGCTCGGCAAGTATGCCGTCCGCACGCAGGACATTAGCTGGATCGTCGGAAGCAAGGGCTGGACCTCGCTGCTGAACCTGGACGAAGTCGCCCTGGCCTACGCGCGCGGACAGACCGGGAGCTACATCGCTGGCGGGCCGACACCGGCACCCTGGGGCGGACAAATCAACGTGAGTGAAATGGACCGCGAAGATTTGAACACCGCGGGCGTGTGGGACAATTCCACCACGACCAAGGGAAGCATCCTGGCGGTTTACCGTCCGGGTTTCGTGATGGGCAGCCGTCGCGAGTTCATGATCGAAGTGGACCGGAACATCAAGAGCCAGACGCACGAGATCGTGGCCAGTTTCCGCAAGGCTTTCCAGCCCGTGGAAACACCCAGCGCGACGGTGCCAACGGTGGCAATCGGCTACAACTACCTGAGCTAATTAGAGCAACAAAAAACAGAAAGAACAAAAATCATGAGCAAATGGAAATATACAGGGCCGGACCGGGAGCTTCCTGGTTTCGGCAAGGTCGGTCACACATCGGTCATCGAGGCGACCGGAGCACAGATCGCGGAGTTCGGTCCAACCTTCTTTGAGAAGGTTGGCGACAAGGAGATTCAAACCATCGTTCCGTTCGGGACGGTGCCGTTCGTTCCGGATGTTACCGGACTGACGGGCGAAGAAACAGCCGCGGCTGATGCCAAGGCACGCAAGGAGGCGCGCGAGGCGGAGGACAAATTAAATCCGCCGACACCCGAAGTCATTGCTGCCCGGAAGCGGGCCGATGACCTGGCCGCAGCCGAAGCCAAGAAAGGCCCGGCTCAGTCCAGGGAGAACAAGCGGCTGGAAGATGACCAGATCGAAGCACGCCGCAAGGCAGCGCTCGCTCACACCACCGGGCTCGGTCATAGCACGGAGGCGACGCACGAGTCGACTTCGCAAACGCACGCTGCCGCTCCCGCAAAGGAGTCGCACCCATCGAAGCTGAAAAGCTAAAAACTGACTCAACATTCACCGAAAGGTAAAAGACTATGGCAGCAGATAAATTGGCGGGAAAGGTAATGCCCCTGTTAAAGCTTCAGCGATTCGCGGTAGCAGCGATCCCCGACGCGACGCTTTACACGGATTGCATGATCCTGGTGACGGACGCGGCGACGAACGCGATCCCTTGCTGGAGCGACGGGACAAACTGGAAACGGTTTGACACCGGAGCGACGGTCTCGTAAGAGAGCCGCCGAACAAAAGCTCATAACGGGCGGGCAGGATCAAATGGCGCAATGCCTTTGACACCCTGCCCGCTTTCCTTTAACCGTTGACCGATGAAAACCATCCACTTCATCTTTCAAGGGCCGGACGTGAACCTTGGCCGCTTCGGGAACATCACCAAAGGAACGAGCCTGCCGTTGAACCCGGATGAAGCCAGGAGCGTGATGCGCGATCCACGCTTCAAGAAAAGTGAGAAGCCATTCGAACGACTGGAATTCAAGCCCAGCGAACCCAAGCCAGGGGAGACAGCAACCCAAAAAGCGGAGCGCGAGAAGGCAGACAACGCCAGGGAATCGCTCTACGACCATTTGAACGTGTGCTTTGACCACAACGAAGCCGAGAAGGATTGATGGCCCAAGACGCTCACATTCAGGCTTTGCTGGACGTCGAGATCCGCAGGCTGGGCCGGGTCTTGAAATGCCATCACTTGAAGGCAACGCACTTGATGGACCAAATCGAGCGGAACATTGCCGCTATCCGAAAAAAGTCCGACGCGCTGAAACATGAGCTACGAACTCGTTAATCCCTATTGCACGCTGGACCAGCTCAAAGACGAGCTGAAACGGAGCCGCACCGACACCAGCATCGATGACGAACTCTCCGAGGCTATCGTTAACGGGTCGCGCTGGATCGATAACTATCTGGGCCGGGACTTCTTCTTCCACGATTACGCCACGGAGGCGCTGACGTTCGACTATAACAGCCCGGACGCCATTTGCGGCCGCGTGTTCCTGGACTGGCCGATCCTGGAGCTGACCGAAGTCCTGCTCGGGACCACCGCGCTGACGGTCAACGCCGATTACACCGTCCAAGGCCGGCCACCGCACGACAACCGGATCTTACTGCGCGGATCGGGCGCCGCAGGGATCGCGGCATGGCAGGCCCGACGACGTGGCGATTGGCAAGGGGACTGGTTCGTCGGCAGCCAGGGCGAGCCGCTCTCGATTAAAGGGACCTTCGGCTATCTGCAAAGCTTCTTCCGGACGGTAACCGCAGCCGGTGATACGGGCGGTCAGCTAACCAACTGGCACCTGACCGGGCTGAGCGCAGCGGTGCTTTACTGGCGGCTGGAGGACGTGGGCGGCCAAGCCCGAGTCCGGCTCTATTCCGACGCGGCCTGGGCCAACCTCGTCGCGGAAGGGACCGGAGCGAACATTTCCACGCTGACGCTGGCCGAGCAGAACAGCAGCGGCATAAGCGGCACAGTTGACGTCGACTATTCACTCGATGACATCGATGCCGGCAACAAACTGACCCCAGGAGCAGCAGTAGTGGACCGCACCCAGGTCCCTATCGGCATCCCCAGCCAGATCAACCTTTGCACGCGGCTGGTTGCGGCGGCGCTTTCGGGCCACAACCGCAAGCAGGTGGTCGCGGTGGACGGCGGGCGCCAGGATAACTTCGCCGACGGCGGAACCAAGGTGGACTTCATCGACCGGACGATACCGAGGATCGTTTACAAGATGCTCGGCAAGCAGATGACCAGCGCGGGATTCTGATGATCAAAGTAACCGCCAACACAGCCGGAGCGCGGGCCAAGCTGGAGCGCGTCCAGCGCGGGCTCTCCCCAGAAGGGATCGATCCGGTGGTTGAGCGCGTGGCGCTCTGGGCGATTGCCCAGCTTAAACTCCGGACACCCAAGGCCAAGCTGGCAGGAGGAAATACGCGCCGGGCGTGGCAGGGGCCGAACAAGGTCCGACCGGGCGTGCGGCTGATCGAGAACGACAGCAAGGTAATGCGTTTCCTGGAAGAAGGAACCCGAGCGCACGGGCCGGTCACCGCCAAGATGCTTTACATCCCGCTGACGGTCCGGGCGCTATCGGGCTGGCACAGCGGGCTGGTGCGCGGCACGGACTACATTTTGACCCGGTGGGTCCGGGGGATCGCGGCCATGTGGATCGTTCGAGGCGTGCGCAAGGAAGCGCTGGTCATGCTCAAGGCCGCGATGCGGGACCACATCCGGGCGCTGGTGAAAGGCTGACCATGAAACTGATCGAGTTCCCCGAGCAGACAACCGTCATCGCGCGCAACCAGACGCCCTACCACCCGATGCCGGCCTACCGGTTCCCCAACGACCCGGAGGGCAAAATTATCGTGTGCTGGAAACTGACCTGGAAAGAGCGGCTCAAGGTCGCCTTTACCGGAACGGTCTGGCATTACATCCTGACGTTCAACGGACCCACCCAGCCGCAACTGCTGGCGACGGAGCGACCCTTCAAGACCGAAGGTGGACTATTTCAGCGATTGCTGGCCCGATTTAGGCCAGACCCCCACGAACCCAAATGGACGTCTACTCCGCAGCCATAGCCGAAATCATCGCGCGCCTGACCTGGCACACCGGGGCGAGCAACCGCCTGATGTGGGGCTGGACCTTCTTTGACCGGCCCGTCACCCGTATGGACGGCGTGAAGGATTTTCCAGCCTTGATGGTAACGCCTCCGGACATCACCGAGAGCTACCGTCCGCGCTACTACGGCACGGGGACGATGCGATTTGATTTCCTGGTCAGCACCCCGACGAGCGCCCCACTGACGACGCACACCGCTGCCGTGGCGCTGGCCATTGACGCCGTCGAGCGCCGGGCAACCGCAGCCGCCGAAGTGGACCCAGGGCTGGCCGGGACGATCCTCAAACCGTTTGAGGCGAGCGTCGGGAGCGGGCCGATAACCGACCTTACCATCACCAGCAAGGTGACTCTTTCGCTGATGCCCAAAGCGTTCAACCGGGGGAACCGGCGGCGTGTGTGAGCAGGAAGTTCGACGCCTGCGCGATTTGGTCTTTGGCACCAAAATCCGGGACCAGGAATGGGCGATCGTCCGGGCGAACTGGATGCGGGAGGACTCGGTGGAGTGGTTACGAGAGAAATCCAATCGACCATTGACATTAAATTCTCCGACGCCCATACACAGCGTTAACGCAGTGAACCGCAGAACCGCCACAAATCTATGAACACGCAAGTTGATCCTTTCCACAACATCGACGCGCTGGACATCGTGACGGTCGAGTTCCACTTTTCCAACGGGGCAAGATCCGCAGCCGACGCCAAATTGAAAGGCTACCGGCACCTGGGGAACATCCTGGAAGCGACGCCAAAAGTTGACACCAAAAAGACGGATCACTGGGGCAGCTACCGCGGGCGCCGGATCAAGGACAAGAGCATCGTCAACGAGATCGGATTGGATTACTCAGTCAAATGCGACGAGCTGACCTTTGAGAATTTGCTGCTGACCTTCAGCGGGACGGAGACGACCGCCTGGATTCAGAACGCCATGACGCTGACGGCCGCCGACACGTTCCTTTTCACCGCGCTGGTCCCGACCGTCCCGAGCGTCTGGTATGACCTGACGATTGCCGACTCGGAAGTCCGCCACCTGACCGCCGTCGCGCTGGCCAAGAATCCGCAGGTTGCCGTGACGGCGACGTTCGGAACCGGAGTCATCAGCGACACCACCGTCGGACGGGTCAACGGCGACGCTATTGTGTTCACCGGTGGCGTGATGCCCACCGGACTGACAGCGGGGCAGATTTATTATTTGATCAACGTGGTGGCCAGCACGTCCTACAAGCTGGCGCTAACCGTGGGCGGAAGCGCCGTCACGTTTTCGGATAACGGCTCGGGCCTGTTCGTCAACAGTTCGCTAGTCGAGGGGACCGACTTCGAAGTCGACCTGGACCAGGGCCGCATCCGTTTGATCACGACCCAGACAACGACGCTCTACCCTTACGTCACCGGGCCGGCCGTCGTGGCGGGCGGGGACAACTATATGCGCCGGATGATCCCGCTGGACAACCCGACGCGTAGCGGTATGGGCAAGCTGCTCGTGTTCGACCAGGACGATCGCAACAAACTGGTCTGGGCGCACACAGGTTTCTCCTGCGAAGTCATGATCGATTCCCTGAGCGCGTTGGACGGCCAGAAGTTCGTGGAACAAGTGTTCGCGGTATCGACCACGGGCAAGAAGGGCTTCATCGGCCTGCGCCAGGCGAACCTGGCCTACGCGTAAACGGTGCTTCGGCTGAGCGGACCAGCGCTGGAGAGCTATGCGGAGCGCAAGCGCGTGATCGCAGAAGCCAAACGGGCAGCACGCACTCATGAGCCGACCATTGACAAACTTTCAGGCATCCCTAGCCTTTGCGGCCAGCCACAGCAAAACCGCGATGCGCAAACTATCCAGAGGCAACACCCACCGCCAAGCCGCCAGGAGCTTAGATGAGGCGCGCGTTCGCGTAGCGGAAGCCAACACGGCCAAGCCCGGTTTCAACGACAAGTTCATCAACCCACGCCATGAGCGACCCCACTGAGCCGTTGAACGGCGAAGAAAAGAAAGAGGAGCTCTTGCCGTTGACCGCCGAGGAGGCCTTCATCGTCCTGCGCGACGGCAAGGACATTCAGGTAAACCTCTATGATGGGACAGCCGAGACGGTCAAGGTCTGGTTCGTCTCCCAGCAGGATTACAACGCCTATGCCCAGAGCGTAGTGACCGGCAATGAATTTGAAGAAGTCCGATTCTATACCAAGAAGGATGCCGAGTGGGTAAAACGGTTGGGGCCTTGGTCGTTTGACGCTGTCCTTGAGGAGGGGCAGCGGCTAAATTTTCCACACTTGATAAAGTCCTTGGAGCGCCGGCTCAAAAGGATGAAGCTGATCGGGAAAACAAATCCGCAAATGCAGATGGTGATGGCCAGGATGGAATCCACGCTCACGGAGCAATTCACGACTTCCTCACCGCCCACGGCTACCGCGAAGCCGACCTCTGGACCTACAGCCCCCGCAAGCTGAGCTACCTTTACTGGCTGGCCCAACGCCGGGCTTACCAGGAACAAACCCGAGCGCACCTGCTGGAGATCCGCGCTCTTCGCCACGCGATCACCGCCTCGATCCCCTTCGCCACGGACGGTCCACGGGCCTGCGACGCTTACGAGCGCCGGCTGGAAAAGGAGCTTAAGAGCGGGCCGGCCAAAGCGGCCCAGCCCAAGAAGATCAAACCCAACAATATTCTCGCTATGCTTCTGAAAAGCGGAGTAAAGGTCGAACGTGGCTAACGACACCGAATCCCTAAAACTTCTCATCGAGGCGGTCAACCAATCCCAGGCGGTGATGGCCAAGGCGCTGGCGGACCTGGACAAGTTCGACACGGGCTCGCGCAAGGCCGGAGAAAGCGCCAAGACGATGGCGGGCCACACCACCACGGCCCACAGCGCGATCCACAAACTCGGGGAGATCGCCAGAGAAGTCGCCGGACCATTGATCGCCCTATTCACGATAGAGAAGGTGATCGAATTTACCAAGGGCGCGCTGGAAGCCGCAGAGGCCATGTCGCGACTTGGGGAAATGACCGGACTGTCGTTGAAGCAGATGAATTCCTATGCGCTGGCGGCCAGTTCAGCCAACGTCTCGCAGGGAGAACTGAGCGCCTCGCTTAACATTTTTTCGCGCAACATGGCGCAGTTGAATGACAAACAGTCGGACATTTCCAGGCTCTTCAAGCGGATCGGCATCGAAGCCCGCGACGCCCACGACAACATCAGGCCGATGCCCGAGCTGCTGGATCTGTTCCGGGAAAAAATGGTGACTTATGGAGCTAGTGCTGATCGCGCCGCGGCCATGACCGAAACGATGGGCCGCAGCGGGAACCGAATGATCAATGTCTTCCAGGCTTACAAAACGGAAACGAGTGAGGCTACCAGCTTCACCAAAGCGCACCTGGAAGCAGCGGAGCACCTATCCACCATCATGGCACAGGCCAAGATGATTTTTCAGGTGTTCGTGATGGACGCATTGACCCCGCTGATTGGCAAAACCGGATCGTTGATTGACGAGGATGGAAAGCTGACTGTCGCGGGAACCGAATTGAAGATCGTCCTGGACGGGACTCTTGGAACGATAAAGGACTTGGTCGAATGGACTGTAGCAATCGTCAAAGGGTTTACGGATTTCGCGTCATGGGTAGACACGCTCACCACGAAACTGACGGCCATGACAAAGCCGCTCAAGGAGCTAATACTGGATGAGAAGACCGGACTATATCGGATGGCGACTGCGGCTGAACGGGCAGCCATTCCACACGGAGCTTCAGGAAGTTGGGAAGAAGACAAGGAAGTCAAAAAGGCATTCCAGTCTCAGGCGGCTGCCAACGCGGCCGTCAACCGGGCCGTGACAGCCAAGGCCTCGGCCAAAGCAGCAGAGGAGGAGTCCAAGCTAACAAACCTGATGCCTCGGGACACGCTCAAGGACAGCGAGGAGAAGATGAAGAAATTCGAGGAGGACCGCCAGGAGGCCGAGGAAGCCTACAAGGCGGCGATCCTGAAAACGCAGGATGCCGAGGAGCACGGATGGTTGAGCCGCGACGAAGCGGCCTTGAAAAACATTGCCGAAGCCAAGGTCCTGGAAGCAAAACTCAAAGAGATCATCGAAGACATGGCGGTTTTGGAAATCGACCGCCCGGACGACGCGGACACGATGGGGCTCGGGGCAAAGATGAAAGCCATGCAAACCCAGCAGCAGGCAGCAGGGATGAAAGCAGGGGCTGCTGAACCTGGAGATATTATGAAGGGTCTGCGTGATTTCAGCAATGGGCTGGACGGACTCAAGAACAAGACGAAGCTGGTCGCAGACACGATCAACGGCGTCCTGGGGCCGGCCATTGACGGCATCAGCAAAGGCATTTACGGGATGATCACCGGAACGATGACCTGGGGGCAGGCATTCACGCAGGCGGGCGCGCAGATACTCCAGAGCCTGATCAAAATTGGAGTGGAAATGGCCGTCCAATACGTCCTTGGTTTGATCCTGGGCGAAGCGGCGGCGACAACTTCAGCGACCGAAGCGTCGGCGCTCGCCGGGGCTTGGGGAACAGCCGCAACCGCGGCATCCATCGCCACCTTGGGCGGCGCGGCGGCCTTCGGTGCCTTGGCAATCGCGAGCATGGCTGCCGGATCGGCGGCGGGAATAGCCCTGGCGATGGGCAGCGCGGCCTTTGACGAGGGCGGCTACACCGGGCGCGGCGGTCGGCTTGAGCCAGCGGGCATCGTTCACAAGGGCGAAGTGGTGATCCCGGCGGACACCGTCTCGGCCCTGGGACCCATGCATTTCGCGCATTACTTCGGCGGCCGTCTGCCTGGCTACGACGTCGGCGGCTTCGTCGGGAGCAGCCCAGCCATGCCGGCGATGAGCATGCCCGGAGGAGGCGGGGGCGGGAGCAACGTCAATGTCCACGTAGCGCAAGTGAACACGCGCCAGGATTTCCGCCAGTTCCAGGCCCGCGACGGCTGGAAGGTTGTCCTGGACCAACTGACCAAGCGCAGCAACGTGTTCAAAGCTTGAACCCCACCTACAACGGCGTTGAGATGCCCGTGTTCACCCTGGCCCCGCAATGGGCCGCGGGCTTGAAGGTCCGCCAGGAGCACCGGACGATCATCCGCGAGGCCCTGGACCTGAGCGAGGAACGGCGCCGGACCAGGCCACGGGCGCTGTTCGGCATCGACTACGACGCGCTGACGCTTTCGGCCCAGGAGACGGGCTACCACCGGAAGGTCATCGAGCAGGCCCAGGCGATGCCGGTGGGCTGCCCGTTCTGGCCGCACATGGTTCTTCTGACCGCCGACGCCGCGAGCGGCGCCACCGAGCTTCAAATCGAGGACTGCAACGAATTGCTTTTCACCACGCTCAAATACGCGCTTGTCATGGATCGATTCGACAACTGGGAAGTGGTCACCATCGAATCGGTCAGCGAGGACGGGCTGACGCTGACGCTGGCCAACCCGACCACCCAGGACTGGACCGCGGCGGAAGATCCGTTCACGGGCGCGCGGCTTTACCCGCTGATGTATGGGGCGCTCAAGCGACCGGCGTTCACCGCGCTCAATGACGAGGAATCGACCGCCAAGATCCAGTTCGACCAGAAGCAATACGACTTTTACCAGGACGAAGGCCCCAGCCCGCCGGCGTTTTCCATGACGCAATCGCCCTGCGGGGAGCTGATCACGTTCTCCTGGACGCCGCAGATCGCCGATTATTTCATCATGGAAAGCTCACCGGACGGCGTCACCTGGACGCAGATGGGCGACGTGCCAACCGACGTGAATGAATACACGATGGCAAACCCGTTCGGCGCCGGATCTTTCTGGCAGTTGACCGCCGTGGGCTACGACGGCCAGACCGCAACCAGCGTTCCACTCACCGCGACGGCACCGCACGTCGAGCCATGCGTAATCGCGCTCGGCGGCTGCTCGCTTTTGCCAGACGTCACCGTTCCGATCGTAGAATTGCCCAACCGCCAGGTCGAAGCCAACCCGGTCAGTGTTCACGAGAACTCCCTGGTTGCGCAGGACAACACCTACCTTTGGATCACCGACAAATACGATTTTTACATCGATGACAATTACTCCGGGCTCTACACCGCGACCATTGACGTCACCTGCCCGACACCCGGAGCAACCATTTGCTGGTCGACCGATGGCAGCGACCCAACGGTCGAGGGACCCAATGACCACACGCTCCCGCACGAGGATGGATTCGGCTGCATCGTCAAAGCACGGGCGTGGCTGAACGGCTGCTACTCGGCGATGACCGTTGTGCTAATCGACAAACGCGTCGACGTCGTCACAGCCGTGGAAACCTCCGGGCAGGGGCAAACCACCGGAGGGGCGTGTTCTGGAGCAAACATCGATTACCTGGCGGTTCCGGATGGCTTGGGCGGTCAAATTTGCCAAGGCCCCAACATTTCCTATCCAGGAGATTCATGCCAGACGTTGTATGGCGGCCCCGGAGCAGACGCCTTGGAAACAGGGCTGCGCGCGATTTGTTGCGCGAACCTGACCCCAATCGTTTCAGCGACACGGCAAATTTCCTATTTCGACAGCACGGTAACCGGCACCGACACAGTCGACCTTGGTTCAGGAGTCCCGCCGATTTGCGCGAGCTACGGCCACGGAGGGACTGGTTACTCTGGATCGGTGAGCGTTTTTATCGCTGACAAAGCCGCCATTCTGCGACGGTCATTCTGGGATAATCAGCCCTCTGACATTTCGGATGTTCGCGCCTTTGCTTTGATGCAGGACCTCGCAGCTATAGACATTCCGCAAGTCCAGGGTTTTACCGGACCGACCGGAGACGCGGGGAATATCCTGACACCGGGAACAATGGCCTATTACGTTAACTCGTTCGTGCGCCGGACCTGCGGCTCGGCGACGAGCTATTACACGCTCGCCCAAGTTATCCTGACCAAGGACGTCGCCTTATGACCTTTAACGGAACAACAGTTTTTCCATTCCGGCCAAACTTCATCAGCCCGAAGGCCGGGGAGCTGGACGATTTTACCTACGAGTCGACCGGCATCGGCAAGTTCACGCCCTGGAAACCGACCAGCGGTCCGCGGCGGACAATCACTTACCCGTTCCTGCTGGAAACAGCCGCGCAGATAAAGCAATTCCGTTTGTTCGTGAACTTCACGCGCGGAGCGCAGCGCGGCTTCTGGCTGCCGCTTTACCTGGGCGACTACCGGCTGACCGCCGACGCCCTGGCCGGGGCCACCGAACTGACGGTCGAGAAGGTCAACCTGGCGTCCACCATCACGAGCTTCGCGCAATTTGGCTGTTTGGCGCTGGTGACAATGGACGGATTAGAATGCCATAACATTGCCACAGTTATCGCCAGCGGCGCCATCGAGACGATCACCCTGGACGAACCGCTGGAGGCCGACGTGGTATCAAATGATACCGTTTGCTGCGGGCTGATCATGGCGCGGTTCGACCGCGAGCCGATCGAGTTCAAGCACGACAGCGACGGGATCGCCACGGTCGAGCAGACGTTCATCGAATGCCCGCAGGAATACGAGGAGCCGCACCTGGGCAGCGCGCCAGTTTTGCTCTACCGCTTCACCCGGTCGGGAACCGAATGGCTGTATGCGGGATGGGGCGTGGACGTAACCGCTGACTCGGTGGTCTGGACCGCGGCGGACATCACCAACAACGCGATCCGCTCCGGGCAGGACTTCTTGTCCGACGCGGTGGACCTGACGATCGCCACCGACGACGCCACCCACCCGCTGCGCTACTACAAGGACCGGAC